TATTATGTTAAATGGAGTACCTAAGGCTGTGGCTTCTATCGCTAATGCATCCACAGATCGCCAACGTGAATTGGAAAATTTTAATTCACGTTGACGACTACGCCAAGTAACATAATATTCGTTATGCAAAATCCTGCGCTATCTCAGTCTATCTATGTGATGATCTAATTTTATAAATAATAATTTAAGTTGATCTATTTCGTCATAATTGTCTATATCTAGTTCCCTGATCTTGTCTAGATACTTCTCCAGTGATTCACGCATAAAAACATAATCTGATTTATGTAATACCCCAATGTTTCTATTGTAAAACGTGGTTCGCCAAACATGCTTATTTGTCTTCATGTAAAGTTACATATAAAAGATAAAGACCAAGAAAAATCATAATTAAAACAACAGATAAAAATTCTGAAAATGTAAGGTATTCCCACCATCTGGAATATTCTTTTATAGTATTAAAAGTTTTTTCAATATCCATAGAGCCACCTTTAAAATTCTATATCGCCATTCATAACTTCTCTAACAAAACTATGAGCAAGGCAAAGCGTAAATATAAATAAAACTAAAGATGGCATAATAATAAAAATAAAAAAAACTAGAAATTCAATCATTAAAACCACCCTATTGTGATCATATTTTGTGCATCGTTACCCGCATATTATAGATTGCTATTTCAGTGAAATAGCAACAAAAAATGTAGTCAGAGGGTCAATGCTCGAATGTTGTTTGTGACGATTTATAGTCATAAATCTAAGCGTCATAGACATGACGTTTCATTTATAAATCAGTACTTTGCGTATCAGATCGACAAGTTTCTTTTGTTAAGAAACTTGTTACGAGCATTAGCTCGTAAATCTTGGTATTCACCTAATGAATAATAACGACCTTTAAATAAATACAGATACTCAAAATCACCATGTTCGCCAAAGTCAACAGAACGTTTAATACGTCTAGGTCGTCTAAAACGATACGAAAGTCGATCTAATCTATTCACTAAATCAGTAAAGAAAAAAACACCAGTGATTACGCCAAAAATAAAGATTCCTATAAATAATGGATTTAAATCACTAAGTAATTGTTGAATAAACTTAAGCTGCTCAAATTCAGATGATGTCATAGCGTATTTGCTCCATTTATAGGATTAGCTTGTAAATGTGATTCCACTTGATTATTTGCATAATTCATTTCCTGCGGAATATCTCGTTTAACAGTCTGTTGAACAGGGTTCGCAGTATTGATTTGATTATTTGAGTTAACATTGTTTTGTACCTGTACTGGGGCTTTCGTATAGTCAAATAAACGTTCACCGTTTAGCCACTTTTGACAATCAGACTGCTTGATTTTCGGCATAATATTGCCCTGTTGATCTATTCCAACCAATTGACCATTAGGCTTTTTTGCACAGCCTGTTAAGCGAGGATAGTCTACGACCTGAATTTTAGGTTCAGGATGAAAGTCGTAAGGATTATTTGAATCATATGAAACTTGTTGAGTGATCTCTCCAGTAGACGAAACTGAAGATTTACTTTTTGATAAATCATCAAACCATTTTACGCACTCAGGCTTAGAAACATTTTCTGCCTTTCTACATTCATTGTTTAAATCAGGATTTTTTTGATCTGTATTTGCTGATTGTGAGCTTTTCTTAGTTTCAACAGTATTTGAAGTTTGAGGTTTGCCACTGAACGAATTACCAACCTGATCGTAAAAAACGTTGTCTCTAAATGCAAAATGATAAAACAAATAAATCATGACTAAAACGAAGGCAAGTATAAAAAATATAAAACGAGGAATACGTTTTTTATGTGTATTGATCGTCGTTGATTTATATAGTGTAAATATTCGATCAGAAGGCTTGAATGTAAATTTAGCTTCACAATTTACTTTGTTTATAAGTGCGTTGGGGTTATCACGTGCAGAACCGTATTGATAGACTTTAGGCGTCCAACCATAAGGACGTGTAATGTGGTAATGACAGCCTACAAGCTCTTTAACAACAGGATGTAAAAACCTTGGCGCTTGAGTGATGAAATAGAAATCAAAACCTCTATGGCGATGTATTGTTAAATCTAAGATAATTTTATCTTCTGATTTCTTGTTTGAATAAGGTTCAACAAGCTGAACTTCATCTATAACAAATACAGAGCCATCAGGTGCGTCACGCCAATCATGAATTAATGCACGTGTGTAAGGAATTTTTAACGCTTTAATGTTCGAATAAATTGTACGAACTGGCTGAAAGAATTCGAACTTTTGTTGACCATGTGTGTCATTGATTCGGTCGACGATTTCATTATATCGAGTTGTTTTTTTAAAGTAATCATCGGGTCGTAAATCCTCATAATCTTCTTTCAAGAAGTCAAAATAATCTTCTGAAAGCATTTCAATTATCGTTTTACGTTCTGAACCTGAACCTTCTTCATACATATACAATGTAAATTCATCTTTGAACTTTTCAAATAGTTTTAAATTGTGTTCATAGACAAGTTTATTTTTTCTGACATTAATGTAGTTTTGACGTTCTAATTTATCTAATTCAGTGACTACAAATGCAGTCTTTGATGCTCCAGGGGTGCCAGTAACTAAGTACAACATTTTGTAAAACTCCTACGATAGTCGCTTGGGCGGGCGTCGAAGCTCCTACTTCCGCGCGACTATCGTTTATTTTTTCTTTAAAAGGTGTAAAGGCGAAGCTTTCTTGTAATGCACAGCAACGATTGCACCGAGTACGAGTGAAAAATAAATATGTAAGCCAGTCACACCACACATTTGAAGCAATACAAGAGGTAATGAATTCACTGAATCTTTGAAATGTGAAATCATTGAACTCAGTATTGCTAGTGATATTCCTGCTGTACCTAGAGTTACGCCTGCACCCTCAAGTACATTTTTTAGAAGTCCCTTTTGAGAGCTTGCTAGTAATGTCGATAAACTACCCATCTTGACGTACTCCAGCTACGATATAGAGGGCATGCAAAGAACCCAAAGCAACTACAATTGGATATACAAATGTTGAAATTGCTTGACACCAAATCGTAAAATCAAATGAAAAATCTAAGGACTGACCATTCCAACTGAAATTTAAGGGTATTTTTGCTGGGCAAGCAGTTGAGAAACTGATTTTTGTGTCAGGTTCAGTTTGTTCAGGATTATCTACATCAACCTCGGTATCCTCTTTTTCTGGGTCTTTTTGTGCCCAATCAAAGAAATCAGTAACTTTTTCCCAGAAAGTACGTTCTTTTTCTCTTTGAGCTTCTTCTTGCTGACGTGCTATTTCTTCTCGTTGCCAAGCTACTTTTTCAGATTCTCTTTGTGCTTCAGCTTGTTCTGAATCTTCTTTATATTTTTTATACCACTGACACATTGTTGAAGCCCATTCGCAGAATGCTGGTAGCGTAAATTCATCGCCTTGACTAGGCAAAGTTGGGTCATATTCATCGGGTTTTCCATCTCCGTCCGTATCTTTATTAGGTTTTGGCTTTGTTGAGCCTGTAGGTTGACCATCTGTATTAGGATCAGCATTATCTAAAGCAGTGGCAGTTGTTTGGGGAGCTTTACCTCCAGCAGGATTATTTGGATTGTAAACGTCAGGTAATACTTGAGGAGAGTTAGGCGAATTGTTTACTGCATCACCAATTTCAGATTCAGGAACTGCAACTTTGCTTTGACTTGGATCGTATGATTGGTTTTTTATTCTTACAATTGTGTAAAAATCTACAAGATAGCCATATTTGTTAGTTGCTTTACATTTATAAGTTTCAAAGTCTTTCATTTCACAAGATGGGTCAGTCATGCCATTCTGGATTGCACAAGATTCAAATTCCTGAATTGCACGAGCACCACCAGGAAAACGAGTAGGATTTTTACATTCTGGTTGACCCTCGGACCATGTTTGATTAGAAACCCATACATACTCAGTTGATATTTGTCCGCCACCCTCAACCTTTTTTACTATTCCGTTTTCTATAAGCCATCCTGCACCCTCGACAATGCCGTATATAACTGCACCAGCTAGCCCCATTCTGATCATGCTTGCTACAGTTGAACCTGTAACGGATGCAGTTACAGGGACTTTAGCTGAACGCTCTATTGTTTTATCTACAACTTGCTCGAAAATAGTTGCATTGATAACTTTTTCAAGCGGATCATAATAAATGGTCTTTACGTTATAATTTTTGGCTGCATGTGCTTCTGAAAAGACATTAAAATACATAATGAATGCAAGAAAAACCGTGGAGTATTTTTTGAACTTCATTTCGTACATTCCTATATATTTTTTATAACAACAATAGTGACAACGACCACAGTAATCGGAAGTATCCAAAAGAAAATAGAAGCTGTTTCCATATACACCTCAAATGAAAGAAGCCCCCGAAGGGGCTAACTTTTTAAGCTGCGTTAGCACCTTTGTTGAGTTTTTTATAGCCAATAATGAGGGCTGTAATAGTTGCCGCAGCCACCAAAATTGAAATAATGATTGCTTGTCCAGCAGTTAATTGACCTGTTACGGCAGTGCCAATTGCTTCCAAACCTTCAGCGTGAGCAGTTCCAGTTGCAACTAATCCATAAGAACCAACAGCAGTTGCAGTTGCACCGATTTTGTTACGGAAACGCTGAAACCAAGTTTTTTGGTGAGCTTCTTGTTCGATGCGAGTTACGTTTTTAAGACCCATGACATTTCTCCTTTTAAAATTGTCGTTTAGGCTAATTTTGCGGCTTTCATAATGAAGCTGTAAGCTATCAATATTCCGCATATCTTTGCGATCGCAATTGAAATCGCAATAGATTCTGATTGTGTGATTGCAAGGTTTGAGAAGAAAAAAGATGATGTTAATGGCACGTATTCAACACAACGTTGAACGTTGTCTATAATCTCAAGTGAAGAACATGCATATAAAACCATCTTATTTTCTATCCCTTACAAGCAGACACATGAAACTGATACGCCTTTGGGTGCTGATAAGCCCCACAGATCGGACAGGCGTATGTTAAAAAGTTTGAATAAATCATTTTGGTTGTGCCTGAGCTACTGGAGCTTTTTGCGGTACAAGATCTTTAATGATCATGCGTGATGCAGAACCATTCGAAACTTGTTCTAAAGTCACATCGGCAACTAGCGGATATTCAAGACCCTTGATTTTTTGGAAGTTGTCAGCAGTACCCCAAACCATTGCTTCACCTACTTCACCGACGAAGTTTTCACCTTCTTGAAGATCGGCTTTATAGAAAATGGTTGTTTTATCAAAAGGAACACCGTTGTAATTCCCTTTTGAAGCCTTAGCACCTAATACCACCATTGTTGATTTAAATTGCATGGATAAATTCCTTATAAGCGGATTGATTTAGTAGAGGAACACCAACAAAAAGCGGTAATTCTTCATCTACGTTTATGTTGAAAATTCGTCTGTTAAGACTAGATAGGCGTAATGACTGCATTACGGATGCATGTGTAAACTCAAGACGTTTAGGTACTTCATCTTTATCAGATGAAATCATGTTCAAAAGAACATCATCTGAAAGGATTTTTCTGAATTGACGTATGTATTTACCGAATTGTATTTTTAATACATCAATGGCTTTATCAAAGTGAATAGTTGCTTGTTTTTCAACAAGTTCACATTTTTCAGGTGCAGTAAAATCATGCAATTGATTACACAATGCTTCTAAAGCAGGATATGCACCTTTAAAATAAGTGGATGGTGACAATAGAACATCAAGAGGCAAATAACGATCTGATGATTTCAATTCAAGCTCAAGACGTGTCCAGAGACTGAGTGAATCACCCTCTTTTTTTCCACGTTCATAACATCTTAAAAACTTTGAACTTTCACGATTACCAACAGTAAAAGTTAAACCTTTTCCGTTTATGCGTTTCCAGTCACCGAGTTTATTAATTTCAGGATTGCGACCACCGCAGAAAAATAAATCTTCATTGTCCCACTGATCACATGCTTGAACTGAGACAAATTCACTTTCAAAATCATCAAAAGCAATATCGACACGGTTTAACTTAGGGTTTTTTGCCTGTGTTTTTAAGAACTTATATAGTTGTTCATTCCAACCCTTACGAGCTAATGCACATCCTGAACCGTTGATTTGTACACGTATACGATTGTTATTATTGCCGTATAAAACCATGCCTAAATTGTCTTGTAAGTCATAGCCATATTTGTCGAAGCGTAAACCGCACTTACGTTTTTGAGCTATACCAAAGCCAAACATCTCAAAGAGTAATTGATCAAGCCATGTTTCGATTGCATCTCCAATACCTAAATCTATTTGCTCTGGGTCTAATTGAAGATATTTATCTCCAAATGTTGAAACACAGAAACTAAATGTAACCCAGTCAAGACCGACAATATTATTTTCGATTGGAGTACAACGAAGTACAGGAACTACACCCTTTTGGGTTGAAATTAACTTGTAGTTATCTAAATGACGTGGAAAAGCCTGTGATTCAGATGTTTTTTGTGTATCCGCTACCCCCATATTATAAAAGGGGGTTTCAAGAGACATATCCCGTGTATTTTTCAAGGGAAAGGTTAT